GCTTTTTCAAAATCAAATTGCGGTGTAGTCTTACTCATGCGTCACTCCTGTAAAATTTAATAGTAAAGGAATGACACAGAATTTCTAATACTCCCCAGTCATCATTTTTTTTCATGTGATTAACAATATGGGCTCATTATACATATCAGTTTGAATAACGCTGGCGCCTTTCAAAATTAATCAATATTTTCTTATTTTCATCAATAATTTGCTTGATAATTCCATCCGGCCTGCAATCTAATGCCCGCTCTATCCTGAGTTTGGTGTGTCCAAGCAGTTTTGCGATTTCCTTGGTAGATTCGCACGAATCCAGTAATTCATTGACCCTGATCGGCAACACGCCGAACTCATAGATGCACTCCGCTGTGTGAATAACCCCGTAATACTTCTTGTTCGTTATGTCCTCTCCAAAAGAGGCCATGACTTCCCTTGAAAATTCAAGTCGTTGCTCCTTGTTTCTGAGTGCGCCAAAACCGGGGGTGTGAGCTATCGCGCATGCCATCGCGTTATGTTTCTTTCTGTTGCGTGGTCCCATTTCATGATTCTCTGAAATTTTACGAAGTCCTGCATAACACATGATAAGCAATCCTGCCTGAATTTCATGCAGCGTTGTTCGCATAGAGTCACTTATTACCGGAAAACCGCGCAAATAAGCCAAAAATAATTAATCAGAATATCTCTCACAGTTAATTAAGAGAGAACCTGATTGATGATTCATTTCCCCGTGCTGCGCATGAGACGCATGACAGTTCAGATGCGCGAGCTAACGATTGGCGAGTCCATATCCATTGCGTCAACACCGCCCCATCTTGAAGAGGCTTCATGCTCGGCATTTTTAAAGCATGTTGTCGACAGTGTGCAAACCAATTTTGACGGCCTTGATAACCCGGATAACTGGACAGTGCAGGAACGATTGATGACGGTTTGTCATTACATTGCAGCCACAACCGAGGCCGGTCCTGATTTTGAGCTTGGCGGCGGTCGTTACACGGATTACCTGGATGCCACAAACGATGGGGCGATGACTGATAACCCGATAGAAGTTGGTGAGGTCAATGGTGATGTCTGGTGTATCCGCCACCTTACCGGTGCGATGGCCGAGGCAATAGAGCGCGTTGAGGGTGAAATTAAAGGTGTGTCCGGTCGGATTCACTGGATTCTCGGCGCGATGTCATGTCAGTTGGTGCGCAAAGATGAAGAAACGCCTGAATTATTCGACAGTTCCGGCATTGATCAATTCATTGTCTCACGTATGCAAATCATATTCGCCTTTCCGGAAAGTGACTTTGAGCAGCTTGTGTTCAAGTTTATGGCAGGTAGAGACAAACTGCATCATCTATTCATAACAGATTTTTCAGACAACGGCATTGTTGCAATGCCAGTTTCCAAAACAGAAGGAGGGGAAGCAAAGAAATTGCCTCCCGCCCGATTTCCAGTACGTGCCTGCATCTCAAGAGTGGCGCTCGAATTGGCTGGAAAACCTAATGTCCATGGCGGTTAGCTTGAGTCTGTATTCACATACCTCTCTGCGTGACGCTATGGATCTTCAGCCCAGCGTTGTTAAGTGCTTTTTTGACAGCAAGCCATTTGATGAATGGAAAAAGGGCAAAAGCAATGAAATTAAAACCCAGGGCGAGATTATTAACCGACTGAATTCGGTTATCTCGGCTATCGGGGCAATAGCAAGAAAAAGGATATAGGAGATACCAAGATGGCAGCGCAGCACAGCAATAGAACCAGTTCGATAAAACGTTATACCAGTGAGGATGATGAACCAATCCCTGGTTACTGTGTGCGTGCATCTGATCAAGCGGCTGAAAAGGCTGTGAAAAAGACATTCGCAATGCTCGGGGTTGATGTTAACGATCCGGCCAGTGTTGAGGAGTTCAGAGAAGACCTGAGATTTGGCAAAAAAATGCGGCGATATGCCGACTACGGGGCGCTTGCCCTGATTGGTGTTATGGCAACCGCTTTAGCCGGGGCGATTTGGGCTGGAATCATGCAAAAAATAAATGGTGCTTAGGAGGGAAGTTTCGATGCTTGCAATTGGGGGATTGCTGCATCGCAAAGGTACCGCTGCGACAGGTTTCACAAGTTGCGGCTGTGCAAGGCAGGGGAGTGGTTTTTAACTTCCTAAGTAACTATCTGTTGCCGCTCGGTGGCAGAGTCAATTTTATACAGGCAGGAACAAATGTTTAGAAATTATCTATCCGTAATTGTTTTATTTGCGGCGTTCTTCTGTACGCAGGTGTTCGCTACAGAACCGGCAAGTTTTACAACGCCGACCGACACCATTCCAAATTACGCAAAAAACCCGACTGTGATTTCAGCGCAGTCAGGTAACTGGTTTGACGCTTCCACCTGGGACACTAATACAGTGCCCACGACTGACGATGTGGTTAAGATTGATCCCGGCCATACTGTTACGTACAACGGAACCAGTAATGATGAGCTTGCAGCGCTCGGTATCGAAGGTGATCTTGAGTTTAAGTACGATATCAACACCAAGCTAGCAGTCGGCACGATCATCGTATACCGCGATGGCCGTTTGCAGATCGGTACAGTTACAAATCCGATTGACGCAAGCAAAACTGCTGAAATTGTCTTTAGTGATATTACTTTGCCCACGACTACAGCAGACCCGATTACCGGCGTTCTCGATCCAAGTCAATACGGTAGTGGTTTGATTGTTTTGGGCGAGATTGTTGTATACGGTGCAGACAAAGGACCGTCATTTGTCCGATTCACTGATGAACCACTGAAAAACTACTACATCTTTGGTGTTGATCAAGATGTGTCAAACTGGTCAGCAGGCGATAATCTGATTATTCCTGACAGTCGGCAATTGCAATTGAAGCGCAAATGGACTACTTACCCGATTGAGTATGCGGTGATGCAGGATGAAGAAGTCACATTATCTTCAACCGGCACGAATTCAATTACTTTGAGCGCAAACCTTGTTTATGATCATCCGGCTGCACGTCATCATGACAATACAGTCTACAAAATGCCGCACATCGGCAATCTGACACGTAACGTTATATTCAGATCAGAAAACCCGGAAGGCACGCGGGCACATGGCATGGTCACAGAGCGGGCATGGATGGATATCAATAATGCGCTGTTTAAAGACATGGGGCGCACCACGGCGGATGTGCTTGATAGCACGACTTACGACGAATACGGCGCAGTAACGCACGTTGGAACCAATCAGATTGGGCGTTATCCATTGCACGCCCATCATCTTATGGGACCGGTCAATGCATCTAATACCGGGTATCAATCGCGTTTGACCGGCACTGCGTTTGATGATTGTGAAAAGTGGTGTATGTCGCACCATAACTCACACTGGGCATTGGTACAGAATAACGTGTTTGCTAAAGCAACCGGTTCGAGTTACATGCATGAGGACGGCAACGAAACAGGGATTGAAATTCTTGACAACTTTGCTGTGGTGGCAGGCGCGCCTATGCTTAATTGGTATCTCCCGCGCTACGGCGGCGTGACTTCCCATGAAGAGAAGGATATGTTGGAATATTTTGGTTACGAAGGTTCAGGCTTTTGGTTCACAGGCAACGACCAGATATTCAAAGGTAATATAGCCGCACAAATGGCGTTTGCAGGCTGGATGAATAATCCGCGTAGCCCGTCTCAGTTTAGTTATCACAAACCGACAAAGCCAAATTTCCGTGGTGCGGACATCAATACCCCGGCTGATTGGACTGAATATACTGATCCTTGGGCCCCATCGATTCCTGCTGGTGGTTATGACGGTAATGAAACCTATGGTAGTGCGGTTGGCTTCTGGATCGGCTTCGCTGGTTCAGTGGGTGAAGTCAAGAATCAAGATAGCTGGCACATTCATCAGCAGGGCATGTATCTACAAAGAAGCGTGTCAGCAAAACTTACTAATCTGAAATTCGTTAATGATCAGACTATTTCATACAACAGCTACTATGATGTGCTCGGTCTGGATATTGAGAACAATCAATATCATGCAGCGCAGATGCACTTTGAAAATCTACATATTGAAGGGTTCTTTGTTGGCGTAAAAAATCCAAGTTCACAGCAAAACGATGACAGTCAAATGGGCGGCGTAACGCCAATCCGGTTGACTTACTATCAAGACGGGTATTTGCGTAACTACATCAATGTGCGCGAGCATTCGCCAATTATGAATGAGAAGTGGACGTTGTTTGAAAACTTCGAGTTTGAACTACCTGGGCTGGCTGACAAATGGGGTAAATACCCGTCGGCTGACGTGATTCCATCGATCAGCGGATCATTCACCAGGACCAGGCTAACAGCCAATTCGCGGTTGTATTTCAGGGGTCATAACGGCACAAGCGGAAATGATTTCGAGTTTTTCTATCGTGAGCAGGCCAGTAGTTACGTCATGCCTGACCGGTATCCATTAACACTCACAACACCTAAATACGCAAACGATTCATGTCCAACAAGCGGATACACGAATCAACAGTGTATGGATACTCACAGTGTTGCGACGATGAATAAAATTGCAACGTGTTCAGATGATACTACCCGGCCAACATTTGACGGCTTTACATGTACGCCGACTGGCGAGACTGAGTTGGATGCATGGGTGAATATGTATTAATCGTCAATTCATGATGTATCAATGATGTTAATACCTGCCAGCCCTGCATGGGTTGGCAGTTTTGCAAGGAGGGTTCATGTTTACTGAGTTAAAAATAGCGGGCACGATAGGCGGCTGGATTGGAAAGAAAGTTCTGCCATTTCTGATTGTGGCGGCGGTTGTTTACTTCGGGTGGCAGCATATCAGCAGTTCAATCTATAACGAAGGATGGAATGCGCGTGATGCAGTAGCTGATGCGGAGAAAGCCAGGTCTGATGCTGATTACAAACGGCGCATTGAAGAGGCTGAGGATAAAGCCGAAAAGACGCGCGTGGAATCACAAACTCAAATATTAAGGATTATCAATGAAAAAAATGAACGTACTAAAAAACTTGAGTCTGATATTGCTAATCTTAATGATCAGCGCTTGTTCGTCAATGCAAAAAGAACAAAGCCAGCGCGAGACTGTAGTGATAGAAACGTGCAAGCCGATCAGGATACCGGCCAGCCTGGTAGCGGAGCCAGCAGAGTCGAACTTTCCGGCGAGGCTTCAAGAAACGTTCGGAGAGACTATTTTAACGGGCAGCGAGTAGTCGGGCAGTATCTTGATGTGCGTGACCTTATTCTTACAAATCCGCAGTGTTTTGAGGTAGTTGATTGAAGCCCTACACACTTTGTTTGATATAAAGAATGTTTAAGCCCGCCTAACAAGCGGGTTTTTTATGCGGCATGGTTAAACCGGAAAACCCGCCATTTACAGTCCTGTCGGTGAAATAAAGTTCACTTATTAAATAGTTCTAAATTCTAATAAGGACACAAAGCATGACTATTTCTAACCCTTCATATCTAAAAGGTTTTCATGATGTCTCCCGCGCAATGGGTGACAAGGTTATTTCAAGTGATTTTACGCTTGAGATTGACGGTTTTGAGCAGAATTATTTGCTTTGTAAGCAAGCGCCGTGGCCTGAATTGTCGTCCGCTGGTGAGATCGAGGTGCCAATGCCCCTGGGTGCGGTGGCATGGCAGCCGCAACAGGCAAAAACAAATTTGCAAGGACCGATCTCTTTTTACGAGACTGTTGCTGGTCATATAGATAACATGTTGATGAATATGATAATGGCTGGCGGGAAATTTGACGCTACCGTTTACGATGGGACACCGCAACGCTTTCTGAAGGCTAAACGGATTAAGCAGTGTTTTATGCAGATAGATAGTCCTGACCGCGATTGGGAGAACAGAGCGCAGGTTCTACTGTATGCGGGAACGATATTTTATCATTATTACGGTGAAATTATTCCTGGTAACTCAGGTGATTACAGTTAATGAAAACACTGTCTGACCGGGTAGATGAATACCTGCTTCAAGAGCGCTCAATATCTAATATTCTGGATGTTGAAATAGCGCTTCCCATGGCCGTTGCCGCAACCAGATTCTACGCTGGCTATGCGGCAATCGAATCTCACGCAGACCTGGACCCTGCGCCCGCCATTTCCCCTGACACGGAAATAAGCAACTCAGAATGGTCGGTGATTCGGCCTTTATTTGTTCTGTATACAGAGAAAGAATCGGCCATACAATTAGAAGCCACAGGCATGCTTGGAGTAGGCATGCATGGCCGGTCATCGAGTGAAGTCGGTCAGGAAATTACACAGATTGAAATGGAAATGCCGAAAAGGGCGTTTGTGCAAGATATCATAACGGTTTAGTAATGATCCTATACCTTAGCAGCGGCGAGCAGATACGCGGGGATCTGATTAAATCAGCTGTGATCCGTTCGGACATGTCGCCTGTGCCGGTAACCTTGGAAGCGGAAATCAGAATTGATGAGGACATGGAATCACGATTGATCGAGGGCGAGACAATAACGCTTGGCGGTCAGGGTGACGAAATGCGCATAATCAAGTCTGTGAAAGCTGCAAACAGAATCGCGCAAGGATCGCGTGAAATGGATGCGGTGAGAATAACGGCTTTGCTCAGCGCATGTCATGCCGTCTCATTTGTGCGTGAGAGAGCGATAGTCAAAGAGAATGTATCATTATCTGCCATATACCGTGCTGCAGGTGCTCAAATAAGGGCGGTTCAATCTGACTTTCCGGTACCAAGATTCTATTGCATGGCAGGTGATACGCCAAGCTTCCACATAAACAGGGCACTGCAAGAAGAAGGCGGCATTGTTCGCTGGAAAGACGGCAGGCTTGCATTTTTTCGCTTGGCCGATCTGTTTAAGCAGGATTCAGTGATGAATCTGCCAAACAATGCATCGGATGATGTGGATAGCGGCTTTGTAGAGCGGCATGAAATACCCTGGTTCATATCTATTGATGATAACGGCGGCTTTGTCATGGGTGATAGACGGTCAGCCAGAAGTGTGCGCTTCTCACCGTTCAAGAATGCTCAAAGATTGCGCAACATGTCGGCTTGCCTTGTGCAACGTAAGGTGTCCAAGATTAACCTGGCGACTGGAGTTGTGGCCGGTGATCTTATTAATGTGGTTGGTGGCGATCCGCTTTGCGTGATAACCGCTGCGCATGTATTCGAGAGCGGTACTGATGGTTCCGGTAGCAATCAATACACCAAGCTATGGTTAGGCGACCTGAGGGAGATATGATGTGAGTGAATACGGATGCATGCCCGGTAGATACCCTGCAATTGTCAGATCATACAATCAGCAAAGGCGCACTTGCCGCGTTGAGATTCCCGGCTTGACCGAAGGCGGTGACGTGTTGCCGGAAGCAGAAATTGAATATTCCATCGGTGATAAATCAAGGTCCGGAGATTACGAGACTGAAATCGAGATTTTGCCGGGTGATACGGTCTGGATAGCGTTTATAGGTGGTGATGCCCGATATCCGATTATTACCGGTTGCCGCAATCCGCAGGCAGGTAATTCAGTTGATTGGCGGCGTTTTCATCATAAGAACATGGAATTACTGGCAGATGAATTGATGCTGCTTATAGCGCAGAGTGACATTCTAATTAAGTCATCGAGCAAGATAACCCTAGAAGCGCCTGAAGTGCTGATTGATACGCCTATTACCACATTTACGGGTGATGTGTCGGTGCAGGGCACGGGTGATACGTCGGCTGTTATCAGTGGCAATATAACTGTTGATGGCAACATTAATGCGACCGGCAGCATTATCGATGTTGGCGGCAATACTAACAATCATAGTCATTAATAAGGAATTTATTATGAAAAAAATGCTGTTTTCGTTCAATGATATGGCAAGCGGCGACAAAGCCAGTAGAGTTGTTGAAAAGTCATTTTCTCGCAAGGGTTCAAATGTTGTTCAAAGCGACATTTCAACAAGTGTAAAACGCTCATCCGGACACAGTTACAGGGAAATGACGCTGACCTTTGCCGACTCTCAAACCGTTGTTCTACGTGTAAAACAGACCGGTGATATTTTTCAGGTAATGCTCAATAAAAAAGCGTTACCTATCAAGAATCAGGATGATCATGATGCCGCTATTGAAGAAATTGTGAAGGGCATGAATGCAGGGCGCACGAAGTTTCAAAATGCATTGGCAAGAGCAAAAGTAAGGCCGCCAAAAGGAATACGCACGACCGCGCCAAAAATGGAAGTATCACTGACTGAAAAGCGAGACGCACTGAAAGTCGCTATTGCGTCTGTTCGTGAAGAGATCGCAGAAATACGGGCTGCTTAATGTCCTGGCGGGGGTGATGTCCACCCCCGCTCAAATCCTGTTCTTCTTAGGAAAACCCCGCATAAGACCTATTGCTCACGGCATAACATACGGCTATGAGCAACACACCAAAGCCAACATTTATTGACATCGAAACCGCCGCGCATAGTGGCGCGTTCGGTGCAAATGCCATGAGGGAGCCAACAGACTCCCAATGCGAAGCTGGCAATTACAAAATGGGACGGTTTAACTTCAATGGCATGCCAATTGTCATTGAGCAGCCACGCGGTTCTTATCGTACCGGCATTAACAATAAAACCGGCAAGCGCTGGATGTCTCGTATGTCAGCCCACTATGGATACATTGGCGGCACCAGGGGAGCGGACGGCGATGCGGTTGATTGTTTCTTTGGTTATTACCCTGAATCCGAGATTGCTTTTGTTGTTAATCAGCATGTTGGTGGCCGCTTTGATGAGCATAAAATGATGCTCGCATTTCCGGACATGGAAGCCGCCAAGAGCGCGTACATGGGAAGTTTCGACCGAGGCTGGAACGGTCTTGAAAGCATCATTCAATTATCAATCTCACAACTTAAATGGTGGCTTAAAAATGGCAACAACAATAAGCCACTCAACAAAGAAGACTTACCAAAAGAAGGACTTGAATCCATGAAAAGAGTGTATTGGAATAAAGACGCGATGCCCGAAGGCAAAACGCTTGATCAACTGTTATATGAAATTCGCAAAGCAGATTCGGGTGAAAACCTGCTTTTGGATTCAATCTCGATTAATGACATTCTTGAGGATTCTGACGGCGTTCTGGCGCTTGATGCACTGGTGGTGACTTATGCCAGGCTGGAACGCAAAATGGAACTGCTGCAGGGCATTATGGAGCGCACAGGAAAGGATATTAAACCGGTTGCCATGCAGATATCAGAACCGTTCAAGCAAAACGGTGTGGCTAATGTGGCCGTGTCTTATGAGCTATCTGACGGTCAAACAATATCGATCTATCTGCACAATCCTGATACTACACCACAAAAGATGGCACCCACAGACGAGGTTATATCCTGGAAGTGGATGCTGAACAAAAAGGATATAACTATCGTGGTCGCGCCTGAGCGCGGGAATGACTTAAATGTACGTGAAGTTGCCCGTCGCATCCTGAAACTGGCCGAAAAGAATAGCGCAGGTTTCGCGCGTGCCAATGTGAAGCGGGCAGAGCGTATGCAAAACATACAAAACCTTAAAGACGAAATTGTCGAACTTGAAAAGGAATTAAAGGAAGTACAGGAAGAGCTTGAAATCGCCAAAATGGAAGCGGTTGACAGAGTGGGCAAGGAAACCGAGTTATTTATTGGTGTAAGAGAGTCGCTTTCAAAAATGGGCTGGAAGGGCTTTGAAGAAGGCGATGCAATGACAATTAATGAATATCGCGCATCAGGGAACAATGGTACCAGTGGCTTTAAAGTTGAGCGCCTTGATCGTGAATCCGGTGTTTGGGGTGACGTTGGCATTGTCAAGAATGATCCCGGCAAGACATCTGAACAGATTGCTGACGAGATTGTTTCGCTTGCATCGCCCGATGCTGGTATTAAAGACATCGACGCCAAAACACCAGAACAATTAGCGGCTGATATTGATGCTTCCCTTCCTGAAACGACTCCAACTGATCAAAAAGAACCTGTTGTTGTTTTGTCGGGTAAGGAACTTGGTGACTTTCCAGATACGCCGGATGGGTTAAAAGCGCTACGTGGAGCGGCGCGAACATATTTGGAGAGCAAGCGCGGGAAGTGGGTTAAATGCCCGGCCATGCCGAATGACGAAAATGGCAACGTTCGGGAAGTAGAACTGCGCCAGCGTGGTATCGATGAATTCATCAGGTATAGCGCAAAGTCAGAAAAATTGAAACTTGCTGCGAAGATTGAGGAAATCATTGAAACTGCATTCAATGCTGAGACGGAGACAAACTTCAAGCCCGAAAAGAAACCATCATCCATTGCGTACTATCGGCTAAAGAATCGTGTGGCTATAGATGGTGAGGCGCATGACGTGACGGTGTTGATCGAGCAAGACTTGCAGGGATATCTGCACTATGACTTTATTTTGCCTGACACAAAAGCAAAAGCGGCGTTGGATTCCAGCGCCGCCTTGCAGTCGGAAGCGATCCCAGCAACCGAAGCTGGGGTTCCCGATACAAATAAGTCTGCCACATTAGACGCGGCAGGTCAAGAGAGCGGTGGACGCATGGTCATTAACTTATTCATTGACGGCGAAGAGCCTGAAGTCATTGAGGATTATAGTGAGTCAACAGAAATTACCGCTGCCAAAGATTTCCTGCAATCCGTGGCTGATGGCACCAGCAATGCCAGCGACCTCATGAAATTGCTCGATGAAATAGACGCTTCCGCACAGGCTTTAATTGATGCCGGTCTTGGCAGTGAATATGACGAACTGATTGGTAGCGCGGCTGAAAAATGGGCTGAACTGGATCAGCAGGCAAACGGTTAATCGCCATGGCTATTGCACTGGATAACATTTCCGGATCGGAAAAACTGAAGCTGGTTCGTGAGCTTGGCAAAATCCGAAAGTTCCTACCCACAGCCAATGGCGCTGGAAAGCTAACCCTTGTAAAGAATATACGCGAAATAAGGGCGAAGCTGTCTATTTTCAGTAAGCCCGACGCTGCCATGGTGAACATAGATATTGCAGACGTGGACGCAACCTATAAAAGCATGATCGATTATCTCGAAAACGGGATTAAGCAATTGCCCGCCGCGCTTGCGGATTCCGAGAGAGTGCTTGCTGCCAAAATTGGTCGTTTTTTCTACAACATGTCGAGTAATAAAGATGAGATTCTTGGTAATGAGAATTACAAGAAATTCCAGAGCATGGTCGGTGGTCGCTACGACAGCGGGTATGGACAAAAGAAGGTTTTCGATCACTTCAAGTCACTTGGTGACGTGTTTGAGTACGATGCCGAGAAAGTCAAAATCATAACTCAGGAAATAAGCAACATTTCATCAACAACGCCTTCCGATCCGCCTGAGATTGCTGAAAAAAAGCGTCAGACACAGGAAGTATACAACGACCTGAGAGATAAGCTTTCAAGTCTCTATGAAAGACGATTTGAGGCGAAGTTCAGTAATGATCCGTTTGCTGTCGATAAAATTAAGAAAACATATGACTCCCTTTTTGTAGCGTTTGATGAGATTCGCACAGAGCTAAAAAAACTCGACCGAATCAAGTATGAAAAAAAACAAGAGCGCATTGAAGAACTCAAAAAACAGATTGCACCGGTTGGAAATGAATTTATCAGCACCCTGCTTGATGTTTCAAAGGTCACGCAAGAGCAGGCCGAGTCATGGGCAGGTGCGCAAAAAATCACCAAATCGGCATTAACCAGGCTTAAAAAGTTGGGTTATGCGGAGGTTGATATACGCCGCGATATGGCCGAGTTCTACCGCATTACAGGCGGTAAGCTGCGTCAGATTATTATTGATAATAATGGCAGCAGGCGGGCTAATACAAATGGCATAGGTTCGGTTGAGGATACCGTCATTTACCCCGACAGCCGATTCAATAAAACGGTGTTGTGGCATGAAATGGCGCATCACCTTGAAGCTGATCCAATCGCCAAAGATGCATCAAATGGCTTTCTGGTGAAGCGCAGGAAAGATAGCAAAGTCTATTCTCTGCGATCATTAACCGGCAACAGAGGTTATAGAAGCAATGAAGTTGCTTATGCTGACGATTTTATAAATCCGTACATAGGCAAAGTATACCGGGATGAAACCACAGAAGTATGGTCTATGGGCGTTCAATACCTGTCAAACCCACAAGATGCCGCGTTAATGCTTGCCAAAGATCCGGAAATGGCTGCGCTAATGGCCGGATATCTGCAGGCTGACTTAACACCCGCAATGAAAGCGCTTCAATCCATTCAGGATCACGCCAAAGATAAAGTAGAAGCACAGCGAGATAATGAGCAGAAACAATATGAGGATGCCATTGCTAAGTTGGCAAGGGGCGTGAAGTTTGTTAATGACGGGTGGTTTGATGCCCTGAACGATGAAGACAGAGCAATTGTAACGAGACATTCCGTTCCTGCTAAAAGCAATGCTGAATTTATAGGCTCATGGAATGGCTACAGGGTATTTTACGGGAAATTCAAAAGCCGAAAATCGAAGCGCATTAGCAAGGGTTATCAGGTTGTCTATTCGCCCGAATCGTCAGGCATACATCATATAAACAGTGGAGCATTTCATGAAGAGATTGACGCTGTTAAGGCGGCATTGATGGTAACGAGCGAAGTGTTCGGCCACGACGTTTACAGAGCTTCGTATAGGCTGTTTGCGCACTACGCGCACAAAGAAGAAATGATCCGCAATGCCGACATAGTGCTGGCTCATAAAGAAACAAAGGATAGCCAATAATGAACGCAGAAACATACCAAATCATAACCCCCGCAGGCGCGTTTAGTGCTGTTTTTGACGACAAAGAGTCGCCGGTCAAATACCAGGGGGATGAGCTCGCAATTGCGTTCTTCAAAAACTGGGTGGACATAAATCAGATTAACGGCGAGCACGGTCATTTGCTTGACTCAAACGATGTTCAGCCGTTCGAGTTGTACGGTTTTTGTCAGCCTGAAGGGAGTGGGATCATTGTTTTGCCGCCATTCGATGATTTGATGGATTTTGAAGCAGAAAACAAGATTAATGAACAGGATACAAAGGAATCTGATGATATGCAAAATAACATTACGCTAGATGCCGTTTCTGGCACTGAGAAGTTGAGGCTTGCGAGAGAAGCCGGTGATATTCGCGCCACTCTTTCAGCTGCGAAATCCGGACTTGAGAAACTAAAGCTTGTGAAGCGAATTAAAGAAATTCGTGATTTGCTTGGTGTATCAAGTGTAACTGCAGGGGGCGGATTGCTGCATGCATCTAATGATGGCATTGAATTGGATAAGAACGGACTCGATTCAGATGGCATGTGGCGCATGACCAGATCCGAGTACAACAAGATTCATAAAGATTACAAGGGCACAATGCCTGACGGGGTTCCAACAGCACTTAAATTGATTAACGGAGCAACAACCATTGTTCCGGTTAAGATTACCGATGAGTTGTTGGTGAATGAAGAAACAAAATCAACCATGGCAGATGTAAACAAGGTGATGCCGATACTAAAGCAGTTTGTTGGCGGTTCGCAGCTATCAGCTTTCACATCCGACATTCGTGGTGAAGAAGGCCAATTCATTAAAGACAAATTGGTTGAAATAGCCACGATCATTCAAAACATGCCGCAAACATACGGGCAGGATGGTATGGGTGATAAAGCTATTGCATACCTGCATTACTTCAAGGGATCGGCTGACTGGTATATCACTGAGAAGGACATGGAAGCCGAGCAGTTGCAAGCATTTGGGCTGGCTGAACTGTTTGGAGACGGTGGTGAGCTTGGGTATATCAGTATTCAGGAATTGATTGGTATCAATGTTGAGTTGGATTTTTATTGGACGCCTAAAACTATCGGTGAGATTAAAGAGAAAAATCAGGAAAGTCAATTTGATCAAGTAGAGGGTAAAACCGTACAGGATCGACTGAATGAAACGGTCGATAATGACGATTCAAACTAAAATATATAGGTGATCAGCTGATTGCTGACTAGCCTGATAAACGCAATTAGTTCTTTGCTTTTAATGCCAAAAGTTGGTATGGTAGGTACGATATACTACTTTAACACTAGGCAACAAATGAGAGGGAGGGGCTAGGAGCATGATTGAACATACTCTCGATACCATGCATGCTATACTTTATGTGCGGCCAAAAACCGCTCTGGAAAAAGACGATTTTGTGCAGCTTGCGAAAACAGCTGATCCATACATTGAAAAAAATGGAAATCTCGCCGGTCTTATCATCGAAAATCCAACATTTCCCGGATGGAAAAGTCTAGGTGCGATGGTGACGCACTTTTGTTTCGTGCGAGATCATCACAAACACATCAAAAAAATAGGACTTGTAACTGATTCTTCCGTTGGCGATGTCGCAGAGCATCTGGCATCGCATTTTGTGTCCGCTGAAGTTAAACATTTTTCCTCAGCGGAGCTTGAAGCCGCAAAACAATGGATCATAAATCGCGGTTGATTTGGGAGTTTTAGAAATTCTGTGTCGTTGCCTTATGATTAAAATTTATGAGAGGTGTCTGAGAGAGCTTGGTTTTTCTGGCTTTTAGGAAGAAGGATTTCTTTTTGCCGTTACTAAAGTTGATATAGCGCGGGCTGTCAATCACACACATATAACGCTGGAGTTCACTGTTAAATGGTCGTAGGTATTTTGGTAGATATTTATCAGTTATCTCCATTCTCCTGAAATTGTCGTGCTCACACGCCCTATAGACATTTTCGGTTATATCGTTAAATAATTCTATTTTAAAACCATGCCGTTCAACTGATTCTTTCACACCGTTTAATTTAGTAACAGCAGTATTATCATAGTAAACTATGATGCCATTGTTATTTAACAGCTTATATAAGTCCTTAAAAATATTAGAATTTTTATATATGCCGGTTTCGACACTTATAATAGCATCAAATCTTTTTTTATAATAATGTAATTCATTGATATCATGATATAGCTCTATATTATTATTTTGCTTGTCCAAAAAATATTTGCAGGTTTTTATTGCCTCTTTGCATCGGTCTAAACCCGTAAATTGGACCGCTGGCATGCGAGATTGCATATGCCTAAGTCCGCCACCTGCGCCACTTCCAATTTCCAAAACCTGTTTTATATTTTCTTCTTGCAAGAGCTTTGTGTACTCATCATACATCTGAAGTTGATATTTATCGTATGCTTCAATTTCGGTTGGATAATAACCGTAATTATTAGTGGAAATATTCACACCGTGTTTTTTGTGTATATTCCTAAATCCTCGATAAATAAAGGAATAAAGCCACGGTTCCAGGTTGAAGCGTTTAGCAATCTTAATTGCATAATGAGTTGGGGTTGTCATATAAATTTGTCGATGTTTATGTGATTTATAATTATTTATCTTGCGCTTTTAAGTGCATAAATTTATGTGTCTTTCCTGCTTTCCGGTTCATGAAGTGTAAATAACTCACTGATTACGATTGAGTTTGTGATTGTGCGTATGTTCCGATATAACCTGATGTGGATGATCTTTGAATTGAGCCTCAAGCCATTTGTGGATCGCCTCAATGAAGCGAGGTGAATCGGATGAATAGTTAATCTGTGCACCGTTCGGAAGTTCCATATATTTAATCTTGATTTGACCTGCTTTGGCAGATTCCAATTCTGTCAGTCCAGGCATGTTTTCACCATAAATGTGCATTGACTTAGAAAAATCGCCTTGATTAAATTCTGTATAAATTTCGAATAGGTGTCTGCGTATAATGGGGATTTGCTCGGGATAATGTTTGTTTTTCGTGACCACCTGTTGCATTCCACCCTCATCTGTTTTAGTAAAAACATGGAGCGTTTTCTCCAGATCAAATGGCATGATATGGATTTCATGTTCTTGAATTTCATTGAGTGGCTGCTCAACTTCTGGTTCTGTCGCATAAGTTGGGGATATTGCACATAACATAATCAGCAATGATATGAATAGTTTTCTCACGTCATACTCTCTTGTTTATTCGCTACAAAATAAAAAAATATCCATTCATCTATTAATTAAAAAGACCATGTGTACTCTACGCATATATTCTTTCTTGACGTACCTTCCCTGTTAGGCCAGAACAAAGTGTGGAAAAATTCTGTCCATTTTCTGCATCGGAGGTTAGATAGCTTTTGGCTACCGGCTTGATGGTATTATGCTAAAGCTGAACGCTGGCTGAACAAACAGAAATAGTTCAAATTATGGGATGGGGTTTTGTGGTTATCTTTCGTTCGAGTAAGACTTGAGTTGACGCAGTATTAATAAATTGATTCATTGTAACCAACTTAGATTGACGGGATACAAAATTAAGTAATCCCGTTTTTACACGATCAATTCAACTTCGCCCGTATCAAGATGGTATAAGCCGCCAACAATCAATATTTTTTTATTATCATGATAGAAATCCAGAACGGGTGATTTGGTTCTTAATCTTTCTACTGTCAAAACTATGTTTCTTTTAGTAACATTAACCAGGCGCGTACTGGATGTATCGTTGACTGATCTAACTGCCGGGGCTATTGAGCTGGCAAGTAGCTGAATATGGCCTGGAAAGTCTTTATAATGATCGACCGCTTCAATAGCAGCTTGAACAGCGCCACAGCTTTCATGGCCAAGCACCATGATTAAAGGTGTGTGCAGCACGGCAACTGCATATTCCAGCGTGGCAATATTGTCGTGTGTCAGATAATTTCCAGCATTTCGAGCAACAAACAAATCGCCTTGAGTTTCGTCAAAGCAATGCTCAGGACTGACTCTGGAGTCAGAACAGCCTAGAATTGCTGCGTAAGGATTTTGCCCTCCGATCAAGGCCCTCTGAATGTCATGAAAGTCTAAGGGTTCCGATTTTCCAAGAACGTAGCGTTTATTACCCTTCATTAATCGCTTGAGGGCTTTTTCTGGAGACAATATATTCTGGGGCTTGGGTGGGGCTGGCTTGAAATTTTCAGCGGGCTTATAGTTCCCGGTTTTAGTCATCCCCAGATAAGGAAAACTAAAGCTTGCTGCAGTTATCGCTGATAATTTGAGAAAAGAACGTTTGTTTATAAATTCTTTCTGATTTTTATTGCGCCTATTTTTTTTATTATTAACAGTTTGACACATGCAGTCGACCCCAATCTAAATTAAAAATTAGCTATTTATTGATTATGATCTGTTTCTAGTGAAATTTCTGTGAAGCTTGTTTATACCAGGGCATTCTGTAAAAATTCGGTGTGGTAATAATTTCCCATCATTAATCGGAGTCAAAAGTAGAAACTAATACGCTAATTGAGCAAGTTTTAGATTAGTGATTTCATAAGGCTTACCTTAGTTTCCTTCATAAGCTCTCTGCAACTCGGCTATGTCAAATTTTTTCATTTTTAAGAATGCCTGTGTAATACGTGATAAAGCTTCAGGGTCTTCCGATTGCATCATTTCGTCCATAATCTCAGGAACAACTTGCCATGAGAGACCAAATTTATCTTTGAGCCAGCCACACTCAATTTCCTGACCACCATCTGCAGTTAGCCTTTCCCAGTAATAATCAATTTCATCCTGTGTATCGCATTTGACCATGAATGAAATTGATTCGCTGAAGTCAAATAAAGAACCGGCACTGATTGCCTGGAATTCTTGACCAAACAACTCAAATATTACCACTTCTACCGAGTCCGAAGGGGTTTTTTCTAACTTTGTAATGCTTTTGATCCTTGAATCACTAAAAATGGATGTGTAAAACTCCGCTGCTTCTTTGGCATTATTACTAAACCATAAATGTGGAACGATTCTGTTTTTAAAGTTTGCCATAAAATTTTCCGTCAAGAGTGGGAAATAAAAAATTGGAGAGTAGCAGACTACTAAGGTTCAAAATCTATTGAAACTCCCACAAATCTCTAGTTCATCACGCAAACGGAATTGGTCGCTGAGTTTATTTCTGAACCGCTATCATCACCTGTAGATGTGAACGGGCGGTATGTTGAGCTAGTTGTGCCCATGACTCTAGCTACGTTGACGGCGATTGATAGGGTTGATTGGAGTAATTACAAGACGGTTAAGATTTGAATTAATGCCCTATGGAGATGGAAAATCGCATTAATGTCAGACATGATTTAAGGGAAACTAATCCAATCATCTTTTTTCTCAAAAAAAAGAATTTTATATGAAAAGCCAGCCTTTTTTGCCAGATAAACCGCCTCCGATATCGATGGCATCTGACTTTGCAAAGGAATCATCCAGCAGCTTTCTCCGAGCCTTCTGGTATCTTTATTTTGCTTGCAGAGTTCTCCTAGACAAGCTCTTATGGAACTCCAGATTTGGCTTGTTTCGTAAGAAAAAATCCCGGGTTTAGGTATTTCAATGTAAAGGATTAGGTATTGCATTCGCTTTCCACGCAGACGCAGCTGTCTCCGCTAAATGTTACTCGGCCAGTTGATAAAATGGCTTTTTTTAACGTTTTTGCAGTTGTAGTCAGTGCAGTACCGCCTCTTTCGAAGTTACTTATTGTTGCTGATCTAGTTCCTGCTCGTTGAGCTAACTCACTAACTGTCCAGCCTAGTCCGGCGCGAGCCATTTTACATTGCTTTGGAGACATAGTAATTAATATACGCTATAACGTAAATAATAGTTGAATTAATCTATTTCTAAGCGTAATATTATTACGCCATAGCGGAAAAAACAAGCCTGAAAGGTGCGGAAACACCGATCAGGCTCTAACCACAACTAACTTGCTAGGAATTAATCATGGCTGAAGTAACTTTACCACAATTCAATTTATCCAATTTTAATTTATTCAATCTTCAAAACCTCGTATCCGTCGGTGCCATATTTTCAGTCGAATTTATCAAGCGTAGTAATGGTGAACTCAGGAAAATTGTGTGTCGTTTAGGTGTGAAGAAACTTTTGTGCGGTGGTGAGAAGGCATACGATTCAAAGCAGCATAACCTGCTGACCGTCTTCGATATGGAGAATGGCGGCTATCGCTCCATACCGGTGGAAGCTATACAGCGATTAAGTGTGAACGGACAAACCATCGGTTTCGCGGAGGTGTTACATGATTAAGAGAAATTCACGTGCAAAAACAGTATATCTAACCCCTGAAATGCGTTCACAGAAAGCCATTAATGAGTTTCATCGCTTTCTTGATGCTGCTACAGAAGCTGAAAAGGAAGTTATTTGTCATCTAAAAATTGGTGATGGGGCAGAAGACCTGATGAGGAGAATTCGGACGACGCTTAAAGAGTCAGCCGAGCGTTGCAAAGTTATCCCTTTCCCGCAGGAGCGGGTGAGGAAAAGCACAAAATCCGCACGTAAAACGGGAAGTAAGATTGAGCCGGTAATTCTCGAACTGCAAAAAGGAATTTGAACATGAACACCAACAAATCATTGATACCAGTATCGTCGTCAGAAATTAATGGCGAAACCATTCAGACTGTGAATGCGCGAGAGTTGCATACCTTCCTCAAAGTTGGGAAAGATTTTTCAACGTGGATTAAAGACAGAATCAATCAGTACTCATTTCAAGAGAATCAAGACTTTATTAGTTTTCACCAAAACGGGGGGAAACCTCAAGGAGGCCGACCGGTTGTTGAATATCATATTTCTCTCGACATGGCCAAAGAATTGTCGATGGTGGAGCGTAACGAAAAAGGCAAGCAAGCCCGGCAATATTTCATCGAGTGCGAGCGTATTGCGCGTGAACCGAGGACTGTTGATGTTCATGAAGTACTTAACGACCCATCTGCAATGCGCGGACTGTTGCTCAGTTACACAGAAAAGGTTCTGGCGCTTGAAGCAGAGAACAAGGAATTGATGGAGGATTCTGCGGCATTGAGCAGAATAGCAAAGTCTGATGGTTCATTGTGTATTACTGATGCGGCAAAGACATTGCAGATTCGGCCTAAAAATCTTTTTGCATGGCTACAACGTCATGGCTGGATATACAAGCGTATCGGATGTGCCCATTATTGCGCGTATCAGGACAAACTCAACAAAGGTCTGATGGAACACAAAGCAACCACAGTGTTGCGATCAGATGGAACTGATAAAAATACGATACAGGCCAGAGTGACACCTGAAGGTCTTGAGAAGTTGGCAAAATTGCTTCCGCCAGAAATCACCGAAGTCGCAGTGAATGAATAATGGTGTTGTTAAAACGCACACCAATCACGGTGTGCGTTATTCTTTCATTGTCTTGGCTCAAATGTATTAGCTCCGATCAAATCTGACACACCACTTGCAAAAGTGAGAGTTACCCGTTTTGATAAAGGTATCGAATCTTAATCAAAACAAAAAAGGTAACTCTCAATGACACATACTAACAATCCAATCATTAAACACAAAGCGGGATTATTAAATTTAGCAGAAGAACTG